GCCAGTAACATTTATGTTATTTCCAGATACTGACATGCCAACAGGAAAACAGATAGGATATATAGAAGACTCTTTGGTAGAGTAGAATTAATGAAAGTGAAATTAATGTTTTGATTTCTTTTCTATAATAAAAATTAATATGAAAAACAAACAATATAAAAAATTTAATTCTTGTATAGATTGCGGAAAGTCTATTGTTTCTCATTATGCTTTAAGATGTAGAGTTTGTTATTTCAAAAGATATCAAACAGACGAAGAATTTGCACAGCATAGAAAACTTGCCATTAGTAAAGGGATGAAGGGAGTTAACACTTGGCAAAAGGGAAGGGAAGCTACTCAAGAAACAAAAGATAAAATGAGAAAAGTTCGAAAAAATAGAAGCTATGAAGAAATATATGGAAAAGAAAAAGCTTTGGAGATAAGAAGGAAAATGAGTTTTGTAAAAGGAGGAAATGGAGATTTAAAGGGAAGAAAATATCCAGATATTTGGAATGACAACTTAAGAGAAAAAATTAGATTGAATGACAATAAAAGATGTGTTTTATGTAACCAACGAGGATTACTTGATGTTCATCATTTAGACCTCAATAAGAAAAACTGTGGAGAAAAAAATTTACTTACTTTATGTAGAAGTTGTCATACAATCATTCACAACATTCAGAGAAGATATTTAAAGTATGAAATTTCCTATTCCACTACTTTAGGGAAAAAAGTATTAAAAAAACGTGAAAGATTAATTCAAAATGAATTAATCGTTCTTAATTAAAGTATTAATTAAACAAAAGGAGAAAATGAGTAAAGAAGAAAAAATAATAACAGCAAATGAATACAGAAAGAATATCTTTAAAGAAATTGAAGTGACTGTTCCATCAGGAGCAAAATTTAAGATTCAAAGACTTTCACCGATTGATTTCATAAAAAACGGATTGGATGACATTCCAAATCCTTTTCTTGAATTTGTTCAATCAGAAAAGAAAGTGGAGGATTTACAAAAAGCATCTAAGGATAAAGAAACAAATAAATTCTTAAATGATTTTTTAGGAACAGTAATAGAAAAAGGAATTGTTCAACCGAAAGTCATAGTTAAATTTGATAAAGAAAAGAAAGATGAATGCTTATTCTGGAGTGAAATTAGCCCAGAAGACCAAACATTTTTAGTTAATTCCATTGTTGGAATTAAAGAATGAAAAACTCAAAAGACTTAAAACCCTTTTTTAAGGGTAATTTACCTTTTATAGTTGATGCAATGAGTTGCAGATATCACAAACTCCCGTCGGAGATTCTTGATTTACCTTTACAGGAATTTAATTTGAACGTTGCAATCTTTTTAAAAGCAATTGAAAAAGAAAGACAACAACAAGAAGAACAAATGAAGAATTATAAAAAATATGGAACTCCAACAATCAAAGGAGATAACATGTCCTTTGGTAACTTCGGTTTACAGCGAAAAAAGAAAGCTAAGAAGGTGAAAAAGTAAAATGGCTTCATTAGGAAATCTTTCAGTATTTCTTACTCTCAACATGGTTGGCTTTGCAGCTGGAATGAAAACAGCTCAAGGACAAGTTCATTCTTTATCAGCAGCAGTACAAGCTAATTCAGCAGTATTTAAAGCCGCTGGTAGGAATATCATGTTAGCAGGTGCAGTGATTGTAGCTGGATTAGCATTTGCAGCTAAAGCAGCAATGGATTTTGAGAATCAAATGGCATTTGTTAATTCAATGTTAACCAGCACAACAGAACACTACCTTCCTTCGTTTTCAAAAGAACTTAGAGTAATGGCAGTTCAATACGGACAAACAACTGAATCACTTACAAAAGGAACTTACGATATTTTATCTGCTCAGGTAGATGCTGGTGAAGCAATGAACTTTATGACAGTTGCAGCAAAAGCAGCTGTTGGAGGTTTTACTTCTGTTGATGTAGCAACTGATGCTTTATTAACAATAATGAAGACATTTAAAAATACCATTGGTGATGTAACTGACGCAGCTGATTGGATGCATTCAGTTGTAGAAAGAGGAAGAATTACGTTTGAAGGATTAGCTGGTTCAATTGGAACAACAGCCGCGATGGCAGCACAAGCAGGAATGACATTAGAAGATTATGGAACAGCAATTGCTGGATTAACTAAAGGTGGATTAAGTGCAGAAAAATCACAAACAGCATTAAGAGGAATTTTAAGGTCTGTTTTAAAAGTACAAGACGAGGCAATTGATACAGCAAAAGAAATGGGATTAGCTTGGAATGTTGATGCCTTAAGAGGAGACAATTTTGTAAAAACATTACAGAAATTAAATGGGACACAAATAGAATACTTATCTAAATTATCACCAAATATTAGAGGATTATTAGGATGGGCTGTAGCATTAAGTGATGTCAATGAAGCAGCACGTGACCATGCGGCAATCTTAAATAGAGCTGGGCTAACACAAGAGAAGTTTGAAAAAGCATCGACTACACTTACATTTCAATGGAATAGATTCAAAGCAGCAATTTTTGATTCAAGGGTAGTAATCGGAACAGCATTGGTTCCAGCTTTAAAAGATTTGATTAAACTTGTAGTAGATATTTCAGGAAAAATAACAGAATTTGCAGAAAAAAATGAGAAATTGTTTGGATGGATAGTAAAATTAGCTGCTGTTTTCGGTCTTTTGGCAATTCCAATTGGATTTTTAATAATGTCTTTACCTGGATTGATTATTGTCTTTACAAAATTGGGTTTAGCAATGGTAGCTTTAAAAGTAAAAATGTTACTAATGGGTGCTGCATTTGCAACTTGGGCTGTTACTTTGACCGGAATGATAGTAATTATAGGTGCTTTAGTGGTTGCAGTAACAGGAGCAACATTTGCTTGGTGGGCTTATCATAAAGCTCAAAAGGGCGTAGAAGAAGCAAATAAAACATTAGCTAATACTTTAAAGAATAACTTAACTAAAGCTCTTGAAGAAAATAATAAAATGTTAAAAGAAAGAGCCGATACTTTAACTGAGGCTCAAAGAAAAGAAATTGAATTAAATTCACAGTTAATTTCCAGTCTAATTAATACAATTAAATCAACTGATGATTTTAATAAATTAACAGAAGAACAAAAAAATAAAATTTACGCTACAGTTATAGCTCTTCAAAAGCAAAACTTTCAACTTAAACTAGCGATTGAAAGTAATACAACATTAGCTGAAGTTCAAAAAAGTAGCTTTGAGGTTACTGAAGAAACTCTGAAAACCCAAATTAGGAGAACAAAAGAATATATAGAATTAGAGAGAAAAGTAACATTGGCTTCCTTAAAGGGTGTAGAACAAAGAGTTAAAGCAATTGAATTTGAAAAATTAAAAGCATTAGACGCATTAGAAGAAAAGTTTGATAAGGAGTCATTAGAATATGAATTAATGAGTGACGTGATTATAGATTATTATGATTTGTTAGTAGCAACCGCTGAAGAAGCTGCTGAAGAAACTGGTAATGCATTTAATTTCATGGAAGAACTTGCAACTCAATCAGCTCGTAACATACAAAATGCTTTTGCAGATTTCTTTTTTGATGCCTTTACAGGAGAATTGAGAACCGCCGAAGACATGTTTAGGTCATTCGGAAATGCTATTTTAAGAACTTGGTCTAATATACTTGCACAAATGGCAGTAGAATCAATGAAGTCTAACCTATTTCCTTTAATAATGAAACTTGTTGGTGGGATTGGAGGTTTTTTTGGTATGGCAACTAACATGCCGACACCAACTGGTTCTTATCCAGGGGGGTATGCCCCCTCAGGTTATGCAGACCCTATTGGAACTTATGCAACAGGAACCAACTTTGTTCCCCAGACCGGTTTATATAATTTACATAAAGGGGAAGCAGTTATAGATGCACAACAAAATGCAAAGGGTGGAGAAACAGTAATCCAACCAGTAGTAGTAATTCAAGCTTGGGACACTAGAGATGTAACAAGGAATATGGATACAATTTCAGCAGGATTAGCTCAATCATTAAGGAGTAATTCTAGTTTTAGAGAAGCAGTAAGGAAATATGGTAGGTGATATAAATGGCTGTTGATTTTAATACATTTGATAGAGGTTTTCCATATAGGGAAATAACAAAATTTAATATTTTAGAAACTGAAATGGAGAACGGAGTTGTTCAGAAGAGAAATAAATGGAGCAAAAGTCAAAAGAAATTTCAAATTACTTTTAGTGTAAATACTCAAGCTGAAATACTTGCTATTAGAGATTATTTTATCGCTGAAGAGGGAAGTTATAGTACTTTTGCATTTACAGACCCATTAGAATCTGTAGAATATACAGTTAGATTTGTAGAAAATTCATTTGAATTGACAAGAGATAATTATGGTAGCTACAGTGCGTCAGTAGAATTAATTGAGGAGTTTTAATGCGAACCTTAGATAGTGATTTCGTTTTAGAGAAAAACAAGCAGGAAAATAAACCCATATTCCTTTACACTATATATGATTACGATGGAAGCACGGACTTATTCTTAACTAACTACAATGAGAATGTTACATTTGATAGTCAAGAATATACTGCATTTCCAATTATACATGAATTTACATCCGAAAACACACAAGGACAGGTTGATTCAGTAAGGCTTA